GGCGGCTGCGTTGGCCGCTGCTGCGGGGTTAGCTATCGGCCTGGTCGCCATGTGGGCTGAGAGCTCGGGCATCCCATGGCTCGGATGGGTCTTGGCGGCGCCGTTGGTGGCTATCGCTGGCTGGCGGTTGATTAAGCGGCGACAGGCCGCGGGGCGGATAACCTCGGGGGAGGGGTGATGAACGCGGCCGAGTACAAGCAGCTTGAGGGGCAGCGGATACAGCAGGTTCTGAGCGCCATCGGTGCGCTTCCGGCCGCCATGTTGGTCTTTGGAGATGGGCCCAGCACCTCAGCCGCGGGAGCCCCACTATTCGCGGTGGCTATTGCGCTGGTCGTCGGCGCGTTCATGCATTGGAACTATACAGACGCCGCCTACCACCTAGATTGCATCGACCATACGGTTCGGCCGCAGGATCGGCCAACGGTCGATTTTTGGCAGGCTGACCTTGAGGCAGCAGGTTATCATTTTCAGGGGCTGACATACTTCTACGGCATAGCGAGCCTGCTCTGCTCACTAGCCGGCGTCGCAGCCGTTTACTCGACCATCCGGTTCGGGGTGAGCGTTGAAGTAGGCTTTTGGACTGCTGGCGCCGTAGCGGTCGCTGTCTGCGCGGAGATCGTGCTTTCCGGGCGTCGCCGCAATGAGTTGCTGGCGCGCTGCCGGATGTTGAACGGGTTGCCCAAGGGCGGGGAGGCCGAAGCCTCCCCTGGTAGCTAGGCGGCGCTGTCTGGCTTGCGGTTCTCGTTGGCCGCGACGTTGCGGCCTTTCCGATCATTTCGGTCCAGCTCGATCGCTCGTCGGATATGTTGCGCTGAACGTAGCGTGGCGATGCGACATTCTTCTCCGCCGTCGCTACCTTCTTCGTTGATCCTCTCGCGGGCTAACGCTTCGGCGGCCATGACGTAAGTCAGTTCGTCAGCCGACATCGCGTCACGAAGGCTTGCCGACTTCCCAAGGCCTTTCTCGGCCTTGAGGTCTTTGGCGGTCTTGCCGAAGAAGCCACGATAGGCGCTGTCCGTGCAGATTGCGTAGTCCCGCCCGCCGGCGCCATGTTCCTGCAGGCAGTCCGTGTAACGTCGCCGCTGTGAGCGCCCCAGCGCTCGGATCGCTGCCCATTCATTGGCCTCAGGCGAGGCGCGCTCGAGGACATCGTCGGCCAATGTGGCGTCGGCGGCGGTGTAGCGAAGGAAGACCTCCTTCACCTCAAGAGCAAGTTCAGGACTCAGGTACTCTGCGTACCCGAGGGCAAGGCGTGGATCCGCGAAAGTACCGCCGCCCTTGCCGCCCTTGCCCTTGATCCACCTGGTGTCGGGCATTCCCCCGAATTTTTCGGGGGATTGGCGAAGGGCGTTCAATATCCCTTTGGTGGAGGGTAGCGAGCGCCAGTCAGAGGGCTCGTTGTTTGCGGGCTGTCCGGCAGCGCGCCAGACGTCGTTGAGGCAGATGCGCCCCTCGCTGTCGCGGCGAATGACCGCCCCGCGCAGGACGGGAAACTGGTCGTTTGCGGCGGATTTGTTCTGGACCGAGTCCATGTTTTCAGACATGAGTGCGTGACACCTCGTGATGGCCATTGGCCTTTTGCGGATGGACGGGCAGAGGGGCCTTCGACTGCAAATCAGTCCCCTCTGCTCGACTGCCGTTCGTGTTTTTCCGAACGAGAACGAAAGCAGCACGCGCATTATTGAGGCCGGCGTTGCGCGGCGCCAAGTCGAAACCCAATGAATTTTCGCTTGTCCCCGACGGCTTTCTGGTCGGTCGGAGAGAATCGGGGATGATCGCGTCGTCAGCCCCTCACCGGGCGGGGTTTTTGCTTTCCCGCTCCAGCGTTTCTGCCTCTGCCCGATATTTGTCTGCGATCCTGCCGAACCTTTCGCGATCTGCCTTGAAGGGTGAAAGCCTGGCCATGTTTTCGGCACTGCGCTGAAGCTGGCGAAGCTCCGATACTCGGGAGGGACGGGTCATTGTGAAGCGGAACTCGGATACTGCGGTCGGGCACTGGCTTCGGACTAAGTCCTGAGCCTGTCGCAGATACGGCCCGTCTGAGGGCTTGGATGACCTCGCAGTTCCCTAAAGTTGTTCAACATTATCGTGTAGCTCAGCCGTAGGAACGCCCGTTTCCGCTGCTGCTTCATCTCCCGTAACCAACAGGGAGAAACCACATGACCGACGTCCAACCGAACCCGGATCGCGAAGATAATCTGGAGACGACAACGCCGCAGCCGGATGAGAACCCGCAGCAGCGGGAACACCTTCGGGAGCAGGCTCAGCGCCAGCCAGGTCAGGAAGATCCGGCGCCAGCGTCGGGCGGCCAGGGCGCTGCCGGTGCAGGCGGTCCTGATGGTTTCGGGACAGGAAGCTAAAGCCCGACTCATTGAGCACGTTGAACCCCGTCCGAAAGGGCGGGGTTTTTGCTGTCAGACGTCTTCTTCGCGCTCTTGGGCCTGCAACTCAGCCAGCAATAGCTCCGATTCCACGTCGCACTCCGCCTTGGCCTGGTCGAGCCAAGTGCTGATCGCGGCCTGGCGCTTGACGATGTCTCCGAGCTGACCGGGTATATCGTCCTCGGCGGCGGCTTCATGGGCGAACAGCGCCATCATGTCTGTGATCGCCTGCATACGCCCGACAATCATGCCTAGGCGGAAGCTAGGATCGTTCTGGATGTCGTCGTCTTCTTCCATTAGGCGACGATTATCACGAAGGTCTCTAGTGGAGGCGGCGGCCCCAAGTGAATTTATCGCTAAAGTCCGCTCTGTGCCTCAAGACGTACGCTTCGAGCGGGAGCCAGTTCTCCACCGCGGGCTGACCGCCACAGCGACATCCCAATTATGAGGCAGCAGTAGGAAAGAGAAATGCAGATCAAGAAACCATTGGCTTGGGCAAGTTTTGAGGGTTGGACCAAGCCCAAAGCCTGACCGGCGATCATAGACAGAATGCAGAATGTACCGATGTTGAGGGCGTCATTCAGGCAATCAGAAGTCTCTGTCGTGCGGCCGCGGCAGAAACGAATCGCGGCGAAAATGCCGGCTCCAACGAAGGAAATCCAAAAGACCCCGGCATCGAATGCAGATACCCGCGGCAAAATTTCGGCTTGCGCTTGAAGCGCTTCGACGGGCGGCACCGGTTCAGCCTTTCTGGCTACGACGGTTCGCAAGAAAAGCGGCGGCTACCCCAGCAAGCAGCGACGCCCCGATTTCCACCACGCTTCCCACTCTCACAGCAATGCTTGCCGGACCTATTGCGGACGTCAGGGTAGGCAAGGTGGCTGGCACAAAAGCGCTGATTGTGGCTGCCGTTACGAAAGCAGCCGCCAGGAACGCCTTAGCTGTGTTGGTTCTCGAGATTGTCATTGTTTCGGAGCCTAGATGGGACCTCGGGTGATGTAAACGGCCAAGCTCAATCTCAATGATCGCTGATCTTTAAGCTGCCACTTCATCCCGCTCCTCGCACGCCAGCGGATCTATCTGGGTCCAGGTGTCCCCGTGGTCGGTGCAGTCGATCTTGAAGTAGGCGGTGTCGTCGGGGGGGGGCGGATAGCTTCGGGGGTCTGGCTAGAGAAGCCCTAGCTTCTTCATCCGATCCAGCATGGTGATGACGCGAGGGCTTTCCTGATAGAAGCAGTCGAGGTGCGGCACCCAAGCGGCGAGATACTCGCGCTCCAAATCCCTGGCTTTTACCTTTCGAAGGATCACTGGAATGCGTGCAGGGTAATAGGGCGCTGGCGCCTCCCCGTGCGCAAACCACGTGTCTAGCGATTGCTGAACTATGCGGACTTGGTCCCCAAGGCTGTTCGCCATGCGTTTCATCTCCGAGCAGAAATGCTCCTCGCCTTGTGTGAGGTGTGAAGGTGCGTTGCTTGCCTGGCCGTAAGTGGCACCTGTGGCGATCATGACCTCGGAAGTTTGGCGCGAGAAGGCCTTCCGTTTTTCGTATGCCACCGCGCCTGACAGGGGCTTCGTCTGCCGCAGCCGCTCGATCAAGAGCATGAGCTTGTCCAACTCCTCCTGCTGAGCAGCAGCCATCACAAGGTCGCGGCCCATCGCCTTCACAGCACCGAGCGTGCCGAATACTTGGCCACAGGCGGTGCAGCTAGCCGTGGATTCGTCCGTGGGGCTGTCCGGAAGGTGTATTTGAAAGCCGCCGCATTCCTCGCAGTGGAATTCAAACCAAGCCTCACGCGATCCGCTGAGCACTGCTGGGCCAAGGGTTTTGATCCTCATGGCCAGCTTAACGACCAGAGCTTCTATGTGATCTGGCGGGGCGTCAGTGAGCATAAGAATGAAGCTACGCGATGCAATGATGCAAAAAGCACTTGCATCACATAATGCATGATGCATTATATCTCCCATCACCGGGAGACGAACAATGTCACTCAAGACCGAAACCACTGCCCAGAAGACGGCCGCCAATGATGACGCGCCGAAGCTGAACCGCCGCCAGGCCGCCAAGGTCGCGACGCGCGCCAAGGTCATCGCCGCTGCTCAAACCCTCTGGGCCGAGCCGGGCACCTATGAGTTCTGGGGCATCCGGGACATCGCCGCGCACATCGGCATGTCTACGGGCGCCATCTTCGCGAACTTCGCCAGCAAGGCTGACCTCTGGCGCGAAGCCATGGGCTACGAGCCGCCGGTCGACAGCGAGGCTGTCCGGGCCGCGCTGAAGGCTCAGGCTGCCGCTGGCCAACGGAGGGCTGCCTGATGGCCCTCGCTCGCCAGCAAGACGGCCTGCGCCCCATTGGGGAAGCGCTGGGCGCCGTCATCGTCGGCCTCGACCGCGTCGTCGCGAAGAAGGCCGGCAAGACCGTCATTCAGAACCTTGCCGATACGCAGGGCTGGGAAGCGCCTGAGGAAGGCACCGAGCGTTATCGGATGCTCGATCTGGCTCTGGCCTCACGCGGCATGGGCTATCGGTTCAAGGGCGGGGAGGGCGCGCACGACGCGTGGTCTCTGGCCCGCACCTGCGCGGCGTTCGCCTGTGAGCGGGATTGCATCGACGTCAGCCGTGAAGACGGTGTGACCGAGGCGGAAGCCCGCATGGCGATGACGCAGTGGGGCCTGACCGAGGTCCGCACCCGCCACGCCGCGCCGGGCGACCTGCTGCTGTTCCAGACCAAGGACGGCTTCCATGTCGCGATCATGTCCGCGCCGGGCGGGGACCTGTCCTGGTCAATGCTGCCGGGCCGCCGTCTGGCCGAAGCCCGCATGATCCACGCCGCGCCGGCCAAGTCGGTCGTCGAGAGCTGGGTCGGTCCGTTCTGGATGGAACAGCTGGTCGCCGCCTTCTCCTTCGACGCGCCGGGCGCGCCGCTTCGGGCTGTGATGAGACGGGCCGCATGATGCGCTCGGACCCCTTCTCCTGCGCGGACGTGGTGGCTCATCACCGGCGCCATGCCGGGACGCACCGCCACCGTGCGCCGGTCGTGATGCCGAAGGTCTTGGTCGGCCATCTGCCAGACCCGCGATCCGTCCCTTTCGACGCCCGTCGCAGCCGCTTCGTCATCCGCACCGCCGTCCAGTTCGCCGCCTGCGCGCTCTTCGTCGCTGCGGCCTGGCTGATCCTGCTCAACGCCTGAACCAACCCCATTCGGAGGAGCCCGCCGTGGCCCAAGCCCTGCGCTCTGTTGAAGACGAAACCCCGCAGACCGCGCTTGTCGCGCAGGTCAATGCCAACCCCGGCTTGGTCCTCTTGGATCAGGAGCGGTTCAACCAGTTCTACGAGGCGATCAAGCAGGAGACCGACAAGCTGGTCCCTGACCTGACGACCGAGAAGGGCCGGAAGGAGATCGCCTCCATGGCCTTCAAGGTAGCGAAGACGAAGACCGCCATCGACGCCGCCGGCAAGCTGCTAAACGAAGAGGCGCGGGCGAAGATCAACATTGTCGACGCCGCCCGCCGCGACATCCGCGAGAAGCTGGACGCGCTCAAGGATGAGGTTCGCCGCCCGCTGACCGAATGGGAGGCCCGGGAAGAGGAGCGCGTCGCCGCCTGCGAGGGCCTGATCGCCCGGATGAAGGCCGCCGCCATCGTGCCGCTGGATGACACGGCAGGGGCCGTCGCCGACCGGCTGGCCCAAGTGAAGGCCTTCGCCCTGGATGAGGGGCAGTTCCAATCCCTGCTTCCGGCCGCGCTCCAGCAGCAGACCGCGACGGTCGAGGCTCTGAC